AAATAAAAAAGATCTATTTCCAAGTGCTCTTTTTCCCATTTCATTTTTTCCTTGATAAATAGCAACAATATTTTTTTCAGATATTAATTTAGCTACATCTTGTGTAGACACATTGTACCCGTCCTTTAAAGGTAAAATACTATAATTAGGTAAATCTCCTAGAGATAAATTTTTTATTTTTTTACATTTATAATTTTCTTTATTAGCATGCCACAGCGCTGCTCCCATAGACAAACCACTATCATCAGCAAAAGGGTCTACATATAGATTTGGACATACATCTAATATTTTACTATTTAATACAGTGTTTTGAAACACCCCTCCTGAAACACAAATATTTCTTTTTTTATTTTTATTAATATTTTTAATGTATTGAAGTATCGTTGTTTCTAATATGGATTGTATTGTTTTACAAATTACTGTTTTAGAAAGACGAGGTTGTCTTCTCGAAACTATACCGAAGAGAACATCTTGTGATAATTGAAAATGATTAAATTTTTTAAAAACGGTATTAGTTAAATTTAATACAGTATTATTATAACACGATAAACCCATGACAGAACCTTCTTCTTTGTACCCTAAAGTTTTTTTAGTAAATTCAAACAAATCTCCTAAACTTACAGTATTTATATATATATTGTTTCCATCAACGTATTCTTTATTTTGTATTGATTTAAATACTTTAAATATTTTTTTATATTTATTTTTGTTAAAATAATACAAAGAAACTATTTCTAAGTTTTGATTAGGATCTTCACTACCAGCTCCATCTATAACCAATACATATGATTTTTTTAACCCAGAATTAAAAAAAGAACAACAAGCATGGAAAAAATGATGTTTTTGTTGTTCATAAATAAGTTTCAAACATGTAATATTTAAATTATGCAATAATGTATTTATCTTAATTGTTATTTTTTTTTCTTCATGTTTGTCTCCCGAGATAGCATCAACAAAGACTATTTTGTCAAATTGTTGGTCTTTATATTTTTTAAACAAAATTGACCAATTATTACTTTTTTTTATTCTATCTATTCTTTCAGCTTCTTGAAAATAAATGATATTACCATTATTAATTTCACATATAGATGCATTATGTGAGTTATGTATAGCTAATATCCTACTCATTTTGTTTCTTTCATTATATTCATAATTAATATATAAGGCACTATATGCTACAAAAATTAAATTTCAAGCCTGGTTTTAACAAGATGGTCACAGATTCAGGAGCTGAATCTCAGTGGGTCGATGGTGATTTTGTTAGATTTAGATACGGACTACCTGAAAAAATAGGTGGTTGGAATCAGCTATCTATTGCAGGTGAAACATTACCTGGGGTAGCACGTGCTCAACACACCTGGACATCTTTAGCTGGAGAGAGATATGCAGCTATTGGAACTTCACAAGGTTTATTTTTATATTATGGAGAACAGTTTTTTGATATTACACCATTGGATACAGCTATAACAGGATGCACATTAACAACTGTTAATGGTTCAAATGTTTTACAAGTTAATAAAGGAACACATGGTCTAGAAGTTGGAAGATATGTAACACTATCTGGCGTAACTGTTACAGGTGCATCAGACTTTACAGCAGCAGAATTAGAAGTAGCTTATGAAATTTTAACAGTTGCAACAGTAGATAAATTTACTGTTCAAGCTGTAAGAAATGAAGGTGGTACTGGTATGACTGCAGCAGGTGCAGCAACTGTTAATCCTTATGTTGAAGTAGGTCCTGTCTTTCAAACCGTAGGTTATGGTTGGAGTACTTCTACGTGGAATACTTCTACTTGGGGAACTGAAAGAGCTACAAGTTCTGTAGTCCTGGATCCAGGAAACTGGAGTCTTGATAACTATGGACAAGTTCTTGTTGCAACAATTAGAGATGGAGAAACTTTTACTTGGAATGCAGGCGCAACAAATGCTAGAACAATTAGAGCATCCAAATCTACATCGGGTTCTTCAACTTCAGCTAACCCAACTGCATCAAGATTAACACAAGTCTCAGATAGAGATAGACACTTATTTCATTTTGGAACTGAAACAACTATTGGTGATCCTACGACTCAGGATCCAATGTTTATAAGATTTTCAAATCAAGAAGACTTAAATGATTATGCACCAACAGCAGTTAATACTGCAGGTACATTTAGATTAGATAAAGGAAATAGAATTGTTGGAGCAGTATCTGGTAAAGATTATACTCTAGTCTTAACTGATAGCTCTGCTTATGTAATTCAATTTGTTGGCCCACCATTTACATTTAGCATAAGACAAGTTGGTACTAACTGTGGATTAATTGGTCAACACGCATTAAGTTATTCTGATGGTAAAGTATTTTGGATGTCAGGTGAAGGTGGATTTTTTGTATTTGATGGTACGGTTAAATCATTACCATGTCTTGTTGAAGACTTTGTTTTTACAACAACTTCAGATAATTTAGGAATAAACTTTAATGCAACAGATATAGTTTATGCAGAACACAATACTTTATATGGAGAAGTAAATTGGTTTTATCCAAAATCAGGATCAGATCAAATTGATAGATGTGTTACTTATAACTATGGAGAAAATGTTTGGACAACTTCATCATTAGCTAGAACTTCATATGTTGATACTGGAGTCTTTGATGTACCTTACGCAACAGAATATAGCTCTACAGGTTCACCTGTATTTCCAGATATATTGGGTATTACAAATTTATATGGAGCAACAACTTATTATGCTCATGAAGTAGGAACTGACCAAGTTAATAGCTCGGGGACAACTTCTATTAATGCATTTATTGAATCAGGAGACTTTGATATTACAGCAGCTAGATCCAGATCAGGTCAAACAACCGGTATGGTTGACTACAGAGGAGATGGAGAGTTTTTTATGTCTGTAAAAAGATTTATACCTGACTTTAAGGTTCTTACTGGTAATTCAAAAATTACATTACTATTAAATGATTATCCAAATAATACTGCATCTAGCTCACCTCTTGGACCATTTACAATTACTAATTCTACAGATAAAGTAGATACAAGAGCAAGAGGAAGACTAGTATCAATTAAAATAGAGAATGATGGTACCGGTGAAACTTGGAGATATGGAACTTTAAGATTAGATGCTCAACCAGATGGAAGAAGATAATGGCAAAAGTAGTAGTTAATATACCAGAACCACAACCAGAATATGATGTATCTAATCAAAGACAAATTTTAGAAGCTCTTGACACTTTAAAAAATCAACTTAATTTCTCTTTTCAACAAGATTTAAAAAACGAAGAAGATCAAAAGGAGTGGTTTTTAGGTGGCTAATTTTTATAAAAGCGAAGCATTTAATTTAATAACAACTAATTTAACAACAGCATTAACGATTAGTACGTCTGCTATTGCAATTGTTAAAACAGTTCAAGCAGTTCATGATACAGCCAGTAATGTAGATACTCATGTAGTTTTAAAAAAAGCAGGTGGTTCAGATATTAAAATATCATATGAAGAACTAAATAAAGAAACACAAAATATGTTAAAAGGACCTTTAAACATGGAAGGCGGAGATGTTTTAAAACTACAAGCAGGTACAGCAAACGAGATCTCTGGACAAATTAGTTATCTTTTGATAGATAGATCACAAGAAAATGGATAAAGATAAACTAGAACATACTCACGATAATGGTATTACTCATTCTCATGAAGGTGGAGATGTTTCACACACTCATGATGATATACCAAAAATAGATTGTGTAACTACAACAACATACAGAAATACCAAGACAGGAGAAGTATCTAAAGAGAAAGTAGAAGGACCTGATATTGTACAAGATGTTACAGTTCAAATTACTAACAAAGGTCTTGAAGTATTTCAGAAAGTAATGAATCAAAGTAATGACAAACCAAAACCCTAGAGGCGGAACAGAATTACAATTTGAATATTTAAGAAAGCATGTAGAACCTAGCTTACTTAATCAAGTAGAAATTTGTACATCAGTTCCAGGCAAAGTACCTTTACATCCAACTAAGCTAAATATTCTTTGGCAAAAAAATTCTTGGGATCAACCTAATTTACAACCCTGGTTCAGTGATAAAT